TCTGTGGCGGCTGAACTGAAACTTACGCTTGAGGAAACAACCGATACATTCGCGGCTAGTGTGTCAGCGCCATCTGTTACAGCAACGCTAAAAGATACTGACGCAGGCGCTCCCGCTGTCCAAGTCGTTAGCCCTAAGACTGCATCAACCGGCTGGCTTGTCTCGCTTGCTGGAGTGGCAAATGCTTGGTTGTTTACACCGTCAACAAGCTGCGATGTGCCTGCCGTAGCAGTGGCAAACGCGTCATTGGCGACAACGCCATCAATGAGCGTGAATGCCATCTTAGAACCTTAGTTCCACTCTTTCCACGCACCATTAATTGCCAGCTTTCGGTTGGCTGTGGTTACTGCAAGGCTCGACCACCAGACAAGTCCCTCACCCGGCACCAACACAATCTCATCATCCTCCCCTTGCGGATTCCACTCATCTGTCTGCGCTGACCAGTGACCACCGCCGCCAGTTACCAAGTCCATAGTCTGACCAATGAAGGTGTAGACGAGTGCCACGTTGGTTACCGTCAAGCCTGTGCTTGCAAGAGAAATTAAACCCTGTGCAGCAGCGTCAGCAGTCTTGCGTTTTGCTGGAGTGATTGCAGCAGCAGTCAAGGTTCCAGTAAAACTAATTCGGTTGATATTGATAATCGGCGCAATCAAGTCCACAGCCAACGCGGTGCTGAAATTCTGCTTCAGCGTTGTGCGGTCAAGCGATACGTTGACCGTCGAAGTCAGCGGGTTAATCAGGAACAGGAAGCCAGTCGTTGTGCCTGTATGAACGGCAATTGGTATTGCCTGTGCGCCACTAGAGAACTTGTAGTTTCCAGTAGCTGACCTGTCGCTGCTGGGGATGAAATAATATTCTTCCACCGTATTGGCACCAACCACGCTCTCCTTGGTGCGGATTTTCTTGCCAGTGTTTCCGGTGTCGCTCGGCAATATGATGACTTGGTCTGTTTTTGCTGCCATGTTTAACTCGCTGTAAAGACGTTTCCAGAGAACGTAAAGGTGAACGTGTCACCACTAGCGAGAGACACCGCAGAGCCGTAGTCCCACTGAGCCACTGGAGTGCTTGTGGTAGTGTCCCAAAGCACTGCGTACTGGAATGGCCCCACAGCGCCCGTAGCAGTCCATGCCGTAGGGTTTGCCAGAGTGAAGGTGTACGTGCCTGCCGTTTGCGCTGCCGTGGTAATAGTGCAAGCATTGCCGCCTGCGGTGTAGCCGTTAAGCGTTGCGAGGTCATCAGTACCAGCAACAAACGAAGTCTTGGCAACTGCGCTTGCGTTGGTTAGGGCGACTTTCCATGTGTCAGCGCCTACGTTGATGCCCTCAAGCAATGGCTCGATGGCGGCGGTGCATTTTGTATAGGTTGCGGTTGGCATTACATCTCAATCCGTTGACCACTGAAAGACCCATCAGGGTTCTTCACAATGGATATTTGTGCTTGTTTTGGAGTGGCGATATGTTGGAGTAGTGCTTCATGCGTCTGCATCAGACGTTCCATAATCACATTCGATTCATCGCCTGCCACATCAACAGCAGGAGCGCCCATTTGATTGATACGCGCAATCTCAATCTGCCCAGCAATACGCATCGCCTCAGTCTTGAGTGTTGTATCTTGTTGCGCCATGATCTTCATGCGCTCACGCTCATCAATAGCCTGTTCTTTGGCAATCGCTAAGCCATCAGTCTGCTCACTGCTTTCCTCGCCAGCCTCTTGCGCTTCTTCAATCTCATCTAGCGCATCACGCTTTTGCAATTCCAGCTTTAGCGACATGGTTTCAGCTTGCGCCTTCTGTGCAGCTAGTACCGCAGCGCCCTTCTCTTGCTCTGCCTTGTCCATGTCTGCCTGCATCGCTTGGATAACGTGATCCAGTTGCCCAACCTGCTCTTGCATCTGTTGCATAGCTTGCTGGACTTGCGGCGGCATTTCCTCGGGTTTACTCTCTTTGTCGATGTCTTTCTGAATCTCAGGCAATAACGTGAACTTCAAGCGTTTAGCCATTTCGTCGGCTCCAGGCCAATCCATGTTTTTCACCAACTGGTCGCCAATCACTTGCCACAGCGCAGGGTTTGCTTGCGTCATCGCAGTCATTGCATCGAGTGCTTCCATGCGGCGAGTGGTGAACGATGGGCCAGACGTTGTGTAAACGTCATACGTGCCAATCGTCGGATTAAAGATGCGCTGAATCTCGCCTTGGTCGTCGCGGAATTCTGTGATTGCTTCTGGATGTTCTGGGTCAAGCGTTGCCTTGTTAACAGAACCGTCCTCACCCAGAATCCGCGCTACCCGCTGCGTGTCATAAATGCGGGGGATCATGTCCAGCACAATGCGTCCGATGTGGCGAATAGCACGTCCTAAGTTGTCAACATAGTGGAACGTAGCGTTATCGCCCTCACGCTGCCGAGCCATGATTGCCCTGCCTGACGTTTCATTTGACTTCTGTCCGAGCGATGCGTCATATTGGCCCGTCTCGCTCTTGATGTCTTCCGAAGCACCTTGGACGATCTGATTAAGTCCAGCCTCGACCACAGTGCCCATCGTCCTATTGGGTGCCGGTATCGGGTTTCCTTCAGCGTCCAAGTGGTTGTACGGCAGAAACGCATGATTGGCTGTGTTAGCCGATTGCCATGCCTTCTCATAGCCTTCTACTGCTTCAGCCGGTGCAATCCACGGGGCTTTTGGAGCCTGCATCACACGTTCAACAATGGCAGACTGTGCCACGTTGTACATACGCTGGCTGTCTTTGGCGTTACGCACCAAACCAGAGATATACACCTTACCGTCAACGTGCCACTCGTTACCAATCACTCGCGCAAATGGGATGTGCTTAGACGGGAATTCTTTTTCCTCAAGAATCTCCTGCCCGTTCATCTTGCGCCACATCACAACGCGCTTTTTACTCTTGCGTGTCTTGATGGGTTTCATGCCCTCAATCACGCCATTGGGCAGCGGCTCACCTTTGAATGATGTCGAGCCATCAGGCCACATCAATAGTTCAGCGTCTTTGTCCTCTATGCTGAAGTACTCAACAATACGGATGCGCTTGTCACCAGAGAACCAGCCGCCATCCTGTGCGAACTTCCAATCAATCGGCTCTGCTTTGGGGAACTGGTCTTTGAAGTCGTCTTCACTCAGGCTGTCCTCAATGAACAACCAGCGGCGATCTGCTCCTGCTGGGTCTTCCGCTTCGCAGTCGTCATGGACTTTGAACGGGTCAACTACGCGCCCAATGAAGATGTCCTGGTCGAACGATTCCTCGCTGATGTAGTCAGACAACACGCGGATATATCCCAAACCGTGAACTACTTGGCACTCGGTAGCTGTGTCATACGCTACGTCAGCATCGCTGTTTGCCTCGATGTGGCGTGCCAATCCCATCAGGATTTCTGCCACCTCAACATCAGAGCCATCATCAGCAGGGCGATAACGAATAGAGGGGCGATTCTGCCGAATGTCGTTCGTCACCTGCCGGATGTGCTGCGGAATCTTGTTGATGGTCAGCATAGGGCGCATTTGTTGCTTGCGGCCCTGTACATCCATCTCGTCCCATTGCCATGGATCATCAGGAGATGCTGCGGCAAAACGAATATCTTCCTGCTGCTTCTTGCGATTGTGCGAAGAATGCTCGAGGGACTTCTCGAACCTTTCTTTAGCAGTGTTCAGGATGGTGTCGTCGTTTTTCATGGGATTTATGCAGTCATCCACGATCTACCTTCTGAGTAGTCGGGCATGGTTTTCAGTTCCTTGCGTTCGCGTCGAAGCCCTGCGCGTCTTGCGCCCTCGCAGGCGTAACGCAGTGCATCAATCACATGGTTGTCTTTGTCTTCCAGTACAGGCAGGATTGCGCCGGTCAACTGGTCTGTCTTGTAGCTGTACAGCGTCAATTCGTCTATCAAGTGTTTACAGCGTGGATGCACCACAATGTCAAACGACTTTAGGAACTCGATGCCTTCCTCAACAGAACGCGCACCCTTAACGGCAGCGGTGATCTTTGGAAAGCCGTTTCTTTGCAAGTGGCTAATCGTCTCGGGTCGGGCAGAGTCGGCAACCATAGGCCACTTCTCTGCGTCTGGCAGGCTCATAAACATCGCTGGCGTGTCTACGATTTCGCAACCTACTCGGTAGACTTCCCAAGGAACATACAGCTTGCGCCCCACGATGTAAGCCTGAACCAGCACAGTAGGATCGACGCTAAAGCCCCAATCAGCACCTTGGCGAATAACTGCTGTCGGGTCTGTCTGGAATTCCTCAACCGTCCAGTTCTTGAATACTCTGGCCTCGCTGCTTGTTTGATATTGGCCCTCCCAAATGTGGAGGTACTTATCAATATCGCGCCGCTTGTCGTAGTCCATCTCCTGCTTCAGAACATCAGGAAACCAAGGGTTATCCTGCCAGTTCACATGAAACAGCAATGTGTTTGGCGGCAATTCGTCCGCTTTAAACATCACATCAATGGGGTCTGTGTCGTAGCGCGGGTTGTACGTGAACCAGATTTCACTGCCAGGGGTGCGAATCGTCGGGATTAGGTCATCCAGTGAGGATTGGCTAATCGTTTGGCTTTCCTCTACCCAGCAGCGGGTTATTCCTTCCATGCTCTTGATCGATGCCGAATTGCCACGCAACCCAGCAAAGATAAACAGAGAACCATTCTTGCCGCGTATCTCGTTTTCCACCGACTCGTAGAAGTCCTCAAGGCCAAGCCTCTTGATTTCGTCATCAAGCAGGCGCTTTACAGAGTCTTTGATGGATTTCTGTATCTCACGCGCACACAGCACACGGTGCGGCTCACTAGCAGCTTGCAGCAATAACGCAGCGGCAGCAGAGCGGGACTTTGCAGAACCCCGACCACCCCGCATGACTTTGTACCGTGAAGGCTCCCAAAGTCTTTGCGCCCAATCAGGCAGGCTTGCCATCTGGCTTTACAAAGTTAACAGTGATGCCAGCAAGAAGCGGATTCTTTGGATCACTCGCCAACTCAAGTTTCTCGCCGTATATCTTTGGCAGCATCTTGGACAGCATCCACTTGCGCGAATCAACCCGCAACCTTGATCTGGCTACACGCTCAGAATCAAGAATCTCGCGCCCATCTTCAGTGATGCGAACGTCACCCGATGAATCGTCGCTAATCTCCAGAATCTCATCTGCAAGCAGCTCGTAGCCGATTTCTCTGGCTCTCGCGTACTGCGTAGAAAATCCTTCGTAGTCATCGCGCACCCACATCCTTACAGTGGACTCATGCGGGTAGCCTTCTTGAGCGCATATCTTGCGTAGGCTTTTGCCTTCGGCTAGTTGCTCACAGATAGCGACTGCAATTTCCTTTGAGTAAGTTGTCATGGTGCTGCCCTTTCGGACTCCCTGATTAACGTCAGGTCGTATGAATAAAAAAGCCCTCCGAGTTATCCACAGGGAGGGCGAAGATTGAAGTTAATCAACCAAGGGGAGATTGAATCTTTCCCGCCTTCTGCCTATCATTCAGGCTTTACAGGGGGGAATAATGAAATTCTTGCTATCTGCTTTACTTGCTATCGCTCTTGTCGGTTGCGCAGCTCCTACGCCTTATGAAGCAATCACTAAGTACAACAACGAAAACGGCCCAAAAATCGCTACTGGTGAAATCAAGCGAACCGTGTATTACCAAGAGTTGCTGTCTCTGATTTACAAAACGCCGGATAGCAGTCCTGTGAAAATCCCAGACATTCGCTACTTCAGCCAATTGATACCGCTTGCGCGTCAGCTTGAATCAGGAGAACTCACCAAAGACCAGTTTGACGATAAGAAGCGCAACCTATATCTGCAATACCAGGTAGACCGCAAACAAGCTCTGCGCGATGAAGATGACCGTGACCGCACGATTAACCTGCAAGCCTATGGCGCACTGGCTCAGATGAAACAGTCTCAGGCTGCAAACCCAGCCCCGCAACTGCCTCTGCCCTATATGTTGCCAACCAACCAAGGTACTAATTGCACCTCTACGGTGTACGGCAACCAAGTAAACACAAACTGTCGATAGATTGCCCCCGCGCAGTGCAGAACCTCATAGCTTGTGGCTGTGTTCGATAGGTTCGTCTGCGGGGAGCGAAAACGAAAAAGCCTCTGATCTTGCGAAAAGAGGCTAATTTTTGGCAAAGCTTCGCCCTGAAAGCAATTTTGGGTTAATTTCTAACGCTTGTCAACACCTTTTTACAAAATGCCCGCATTCTGAAGTTTCACCGTCAGCGACACCCTGGCGTTTGCCAGTATGTGCGCCCTCATTTCTGCGTCTGCTGGGAGTCTTGCGCTAGTCCAAACACTTCTGCCAGTGCACAAATTTCGTGCGTTTAGCTGTAACGCTGTCCTGTGCTGCTCACACATTGCCATGATGATTGCGTCTATGGCTTCATGTTGGCTCTTGTCTTCGTCGGCTATGTCTTCAAGGCTTGCCCACTGGCGGTGATTGGAACGGCATTCCCGAAACATTGGGCTACTGTTAATCCCTGCGGCGTGTTGGTAGCCTCTGGCCCATCGATGCCAGTCAGCAAGGAGTGAGCTAAGAATTTCGTTTGAATCGTCTTTCATGCCATTGCCCCAAAAACTGAATTGCTGCCCTTCCACACATTCACTGGCCTGTCTGCTTTAAGGATGTACCCATTCCTTGGATGTAGCGCCTCAAAAGCTAACTCTTGCGCTTCTTCCCTGTCGCAGATGGAATAAACCCATTTGTTGCACTTCCCCGTCCTCTCCACTACCCCAAGCTCCAGAAACTTCCTCAAGTGCATATTGGCTACCGTTTGGCTCTTGCCTATGAATGTCTGAAGCTGTGGCGCTGTGAAATGTCCACGCTGCTCTAAGCACCATTGCAGGCTTGTGCGGGTTTCTAGTCTCAATACAGTCATGCTCTCCCCTCTACTATCTTTTGTGCTTGCTCTAAAAGTGCTTGTTGTGTAACCAGATACTTGCGCTACCATGCCTTTTTCCCTAGCGTGTGGATTCCTCCTTCGCCCTGGTGGTGGTAGTGGCAAAGCGGTATCAGAGTTGTGAAATCCCCTTTTCCCCAGCCGCCAGTCCGTAGGTGGTGCAGGGTTACTGGCCCGTCTTCTATGCCGTACAAGTGCCTGCAAACGAGGCAACCAGAGTCAGCAAGAATGGATTTGTGGCGCTTTTCGGCTTGGCTCATTTGCCACCCCTACGCCCGCGCTCATAGGCCTCTAGAAAAGCGTTGGTTTTGTAGTTAAACAAATCCGCTTTGATGAAAGAACTAGCGGCAAGCGGCAACCCACTCAAACGCTCACCCATAAGTCCTTGCAAATAGGCTTGGGACTTAACGTCTAAAGCTGCAAGATAAGCAGCCTCTTCTTTCGCACTTGGTTTGCTCATTGCGCTGCCCGATCCATTGCGCGGTTGTTTGCGCTCTCGCTTCTCCACACCTCTACCCGTAGCTTTGCAGCGTCAATCTGCAACTTCAGGGTTATTGCCTCTACCTGTGCCAACTTGATT